GAGTATCACCACACAGAAAAGGTTCTACAACAGTTCATATGGATACACCAACAGTCGTGAGTATATGTTAGGTGAAACAGATGAGTTGATAAAAGGTGACCTATGGGATCGCCATGAGTTAGAAAATGTGATACAATGGTGGAGAAAGAAGGCGACTAAAAGGTATGAGTCATTGAAGAAAGATGGCCGCCTTCGTACAAAGATAGAAGTATGGAAGAAAGATAATATGGATTCGATTGATATTATCAGGTGAATATAAATAATGGAGAATAAGTATGAGTTTTTTAAAGAATGTAATTAGGGAGACGGGCAATGAATATGCTGCGATTGTTAGTGATGGCCTCAGTGCTGCTGATGTTAGTGGCTATGTGGATACCGGCAGTTTTATTTTCAATGCTCTATGTAGTGGCTCTATCCATGGCGGTCTACCTGCGAATAAAATTACAGCCATCGCTGGAGAGTCCTCAACAGGCAAAACTTTTTTCCTGCTCGGGGTTTGTCAGTCGTTCTTGGAGAAGAATGTAGATGGTAATGTAGTATTCTTTGAGTCAGAGTCCGCTATCACAAAAGATATGATAGAGTCACGGGGTATCGATTCATCACGAATGCTTATACTGCCAATTACTACCGTACAGGAGTTCCGTTATCAAGCTCTACAAGTGCTTGAAGCGTATGAAGCAGACGAATCTAGAACGCCTCTAATATTGTGTCTTGATAGTCTGGGTATGTTATCAACTACCAAAGAGATAGAAGACACAGAAGCAGGTAAAGAAACAAGAGACATGACCAGGTCACAAATAGTCAAGGCAACCTTTAGGGTATTGACCTTGAAACTGGGCAAGTTAGGTGTACCGTTACTTATTACAAACCACACTTATGATGTTATTGGGTCAATGTTCCCACAGAAAGAAATGGGTGGTGGTAGCGGACTCAAGTATGCAGCATCAACTATCATCTACCTTTCTAAGAAGAAAGATAAAGATGGAACAGATATCGTTGGCAACATAGTACATTGTAAAACATACAAATCAAGACTAACAAAAGAGAACCAGATGGTTGATGTTCGGTTGTCTTACACTAAGGGTCTAGATAGATACTATGGGTTATTGGAACTTGGAGAAAAACATGGTATTTTCTCCAAAGTTTCCACAAGATATGAAATGCCGGATGGTGGTAAAGTGTTTGGCAAACAGATACTAGCTGAACCAGAGAAGTATTTCACAGAAGAAGTTATGGCCAAGTTAGATCAAGCTGCTAAGATAGAGTTTTCTTATGGATAAGATAAAAGATTTACTAACAAAATATAATGAGAAATTTCTTCCATTGAATAAAAGATATCTTTCGTGGATGAAAAACCTTTCTCAGGAACATTTGGATAGAGCTCATATCAGAATAGAAATTTGTGAACAATGCGATAGATATAGCAAACCACTATGTAAAGAATGTGATTGTTATATGCCATTAAAAGTTCTTTGGCCAAAAGGAACTGAATGTCCTCTAGGAAAATGGTAATGGATAAGTACATCAAAGTTTATGATGATGTAATAGATGAAGTGTCTTGTGAAGCTTTGATAGAAAAGTTTGAGGATTCACATGAACATTTTGAAACTGTGCATGTTGAAGATGGTAATGATAAAATATCTTTTGAACAGATAAATTTTATTAACCATGAAGAGTGGCAGTCGGTCCAAAATGGTATGTTGGAGGTGTTTCAAGATTATATTATGCATTATAAATTAGATTGTGGGGTGCTGGGTAAGCAGTGGCCTGAAACTTATGGGTATGAATCCATTAGAATGAAACGCTATTTAAATAATGATTATGATAGATTTGATAACCATGTTGATGTAAGGGACTATGATACTGCTAGACGATTTTTAGCATTCTTTATTTACCTGAATGATGTTGATGTGGGTGGTGTGACTAGATTCGATATGCATAAACCAGGAACATTTTTACCCTATGAAGTACAACCAAAAAGAGGAAGATTGTTAATGTTTCCACCCACTTGGACTTATCCACATACTGGATTAAAACCGATAAGTGGTAAGAAATATTTACTACATTCTTATTGTCATTATGGATAAGACAGCATATCATTATGTAGTTCATAAAGAATCTAAAGAACAAGCTGTCCGTATACAGGATGGTAAATTTGATGGCATGGTTTATCAGTATTCGGATGTAATGTTTCCCATTTATAATGATGATGGTAATGTAATAGATCCACAAGATGCGGATGAAATACCCTTGACATTTAAGTGGAAAGTGTTGTATAATCCTAATGAGGTGGATTTAGAAACGGGCGAGTTTGCTGCTACCGCAGGTGATATATTATTAGAGTTAATAGAAGAAGGTTTAGAGAATGACGCAATCACAGTTAATACCGAGAGTGGAGAGAACTATTCTCCATCATTTGATACTAAATGAGGACTATAGTAGAACAGTATTACCTTTTATAAAAGAGGAATATTTCCAAGATAATGTAGAAAAAACTTTATTTAAAACGATTTTACAATATGCCGACAAGTATAAATCTTTGCCGGCTGTAGAAGCATTGGGTATAGAAATCCAGAAAAGTACGGTAACTGAAGAAGAATTTAAAAAAGTAAACACTTATCTGGAAGATTTACAAAGTGATTTACAAAAAGTGGATCATCAATGGCTTATTGATGAAACAGAGAAGTGGTGTAAAGACAAAGCTATCTATAATGCTATACTCAGTGGCATTCATATCATAGATGGTAAAGATAAAGAAAGATCCGCTGATGCTCTGCCTGAGCTTTTATCTAAAGCTTTGGGAGTATCGTTTGATGACCATGTTGGACACGATTACATAAAACAATCAGATGACCGATATGAATTTTATCATACCAAAGAAGAAAAGATTCCATTTGACTTAGAGTTTTTTAATAAGATTACCAAGGGTGGTCTTCCCAGAAAAACTTTAAACATTGCACTTGCTGGTACAGGTGTAGGTAAGTCATTGTTTATGGTTCATGTTGCAGCTAATTGTTTGATGCAAGGTAAAAATGTATTGTATATAACATTAGAGATGTCAGAGAACCGTATTGCTGAAAGAATAGATGCCAATCTAATGAATATCACAATGGATGATTTGCATGATTTGCCTCGTCATATGTATGAAAGTAAGTTTGAAAGATTAGCCAAGAAGACACAGGGACAATTGATAGTCAAAGAGTATCCTACCGCTTCGGCATCGTGTGCTCACTTTAGAGCTTTGCTTAATGAGTTGGCATTAAAGAAAACATTTAGACCAGACATTATCTTTATTGATTATTTAAATATCTGTGCATCAAGTCGTTTCAGACATGGTGCTGTAGTTAATTCTTACACATACATCAAAGCCATTGCGGAAGAGATGAGAGGGTTGGCAGTAGAGTATAACTTGCCGATTATGTCCGCTACCCAGACAACCAGAACAGGGTTTGTATCAACCGATATTGGTTTAGAAGATACATCGGAATCATTTGGTCTACCAGCTACGGCAGACTTGATGTTTGCTTTGATATCAACAGACGAGTTATTGGAACTTAACCAGATGCTTATCAAACAGTTGAAGAATAGATATGCGGACCCATCCTATTTTAAAAAATTTATTATTGGGGTAGATAGATCCAAAATGAAATTGTATGATGTATCCCAGATCGCACAGTCGGATGTAGTTGACACAGGACAAGGACAAGAAATATTAGATAGGTTTGCTGACTTCAAAGTATAATAAATAGGTCATGGCAACTGTTTTAACTTTAGGTGATCTTAGAAAAGAAGACCGAATTCAAATTTTTGTAAATAAAATTTGGAAATATAACAGTCGTAAACCTCAATTTCTAATGGTCGACGATAAATCCTTTACAGCTTCAGGTTGTATTGTAAGTGGTTGGGAGTATGATGCTACTAGTGGGGCGGCTGCATCAACACTTAAAACATACGCTACAGACGCAAAAAAAGAATTAAAATCTCCTACTGCTAACAATGTTATGTTAGTAGGAAAAGTGGGAGGTAGAGGATCGGTTACTGAAAAATCTCTATCTAAATTTGTAAAAACAGCAGAATTTGGGGGTCAGGTTGCTAATACATCAACAGGCAAAATACCAGCTGGTGCGGCCGCCACCCGAGCTCAAGAAAAAGGTTCAACATATATTTTTCTACGAGCATTAAAAGACAAGAAAAGGTGGAATAGTGTGGAAGATTTGATGGCAGATACAGTTACAATGAAGGAGTTAAATGATATATGGCAGAAAGAAATTAAAGTAAATGTAAATGAAAAATGGTTAAGTGGATATTGGAAACAACAGAAGAAGATATTAGAGGAGTTTAAGACAGGTAAATGGTCTGAGTTTGACCATAGTGGTCCAGATTCTTTTATGGATTACATTAGTGGAGTGGTAAAAAAAGAATTTCAGATATCTAAAAAGGATAATTGGAACCCAGCAGATATGTGGTTGATTACGGGCAAAACATCAGCTGTTAAGAAAAAAATAAACGCTGCGGTTGGAAGCGGCCCACATCAAACCATACATGAATTAAATAATCTTATGCGTCAAATGTATATAGGTAAAGAATTAGTGGGCATTTCTTTGAAAGCTATATCTGGTAAAGAGGCTCAGTTTTCAAAATATAATGTAGACGAATTTACTCAGAGCATCCAAGATGCACATACCTTTCCCAAGATCAAGTTGATAATTGATTTAGGTAAAGATATGACTCAAGATAGTAAAGTAGAATTAAGAAATGCCGGTGGTACAGGTGGATTTAATTTTCAAATCAAATCTAATTCATCTACTTCGTGGACGGGTTTGAAATGGGAATCTACTCCGCAAGGGGCGACTGCTGCAAGAGGTGGAAAGGCTGAAGTGGCGAAGGTTATAGATATGTTGAAAAAGGTTGCTGGCGTCACGTTTGATAAAAAGTATTCCAGTTATCCGAAAAATGCTAAAGAATTTCAACAACAGCAGGCCAAGTGGGAGAAAATCTTTATATATGTTAAACCAAAGGCAGAAACTGGTATAAAATCTGCGGCAGAATTTGTTACTAACATATCAGCTATGTTTAAGAAAAGTGAAGGTGATAGTATGGTAGCCAACTCTAAACTGATGCAACTTCAGTTTCTGTATGATATTTTGCAATACAAAAATACACCTGGCACCACCAAAGATCAATATGAAGCTTTCTGGATGGATTTAATATTTCTTTCAATTAAATTGGGCACCCAGTTCGGACCCTTTGGAAAACTATATTAGAATAAACTAATATGTCGCAAATACAACTAAACAAGTCGCATATATCATTGACATTCCGTGAGGGATTCCCTATAATGGATGCATGAAAATGGATAATTTAACCACCTTTCTAACAGAAGCTAAAAATACTCACCTCGAGCATCTTGAGGATGAAATAATCAATAAGGGTGTTGTTGGTGGTAATCAAGCCATTGCCTTTCTTATCTCGCTAAAAGATATGTTAGCGGGACAAAGTAAAAGAAAAATGAATGTCACCGTCAAATGGGATGGTGCCCCTGCAATCTTTGCCGGGACAGATCCAGATAATGGAAAGTTCTTTGTCGGCACCAAGTCTATTTTCAATAAGACTCCTAAGATAAACTACACGGTAGCAGATATCAATAACAACCATGGCGGTGGTCTGGCTGCTAAACTAATAGTAGCACTTAAATATTTTCCCGCTCTAAACATACCGGGCATCTGGCAGGGTGATTTACTTTACACCCATGATGATCTCAAGGGTTCTGATATAGATGGTGAGAGGGTTATTATGTTTACACCCAACACCATAACCTATACTGTTCCTGTTCGTAGTCAAATGGCACAAAAGATTTTAGCCTCCAAGATAGGAGTTGTATGGCATACTACCTACTCAGGTAACTCTATGAGTACCTTAAAGGCAAAGTTTGGAGCTAGTGTTAGGAGATTAAGTAAGACAAGAAATGTTTGGTCAACGGATGCTACGTTTAAAGATACTTCTGGTAATGTAATGTTTACTGCATCCGAATCTGCTGCCTTTCAAAAGGTATTAAACATGGCTTCAGGTTCGTTGAAGAAAGCTTCTTCCTTTTTGAGAAGAATGAGTAGCAGTAGTGAGTCCGAATCTATACCTTATTTGCTTAAAATATTCCTTAACTCTTATATTAGAGGTGGTGAGAAGATAGAAAATACTT